GTAATCGCTGGAGTGGTAGTTGCGTTGGCCACCGATCCACTAAAACCGTTAGCCGTGGCAACCGATACGGTAGTAACCGTACCCGATCCACCAGACGGTAGGCTAACCACAATAGAATCAAGCATGGCCGCAAGCCTCAACTGTGACGCGCTTTTGTTTCTAATGTTGGTGTTTATCCCGTTATAAAGTTGTGGTTTTGTAAACTGCCCGAAAGCAGATACACATAATAGAAACAACGGTATGAATAGTATTTTTCTCATGCCTCTTGGATTACGTTTACAACATCCCATTTACTGTCTCCAGCGTGCCATATCGTAACGATGTACATGATCTTACCAAGTACCGTAGTAGTTGGCAGGGTAACTCCTACCGCTCTGAATTGACTGCCGAATGATATTGCGCGAGCCGTTCCATTATCCTTAATCCTATAGGCAATAATTGCAAAATTATCAGGCGTTCCTGTTGGGTTGGCAATTGTCAAAGCCTCTGCCTGAGCCGTAATATTTACATAGTCGTTTGTGCTTAACGCTGTAACCGTTGCCGCACTTGTTACCGATTGAATCGAATCGGTATATAACTCCGTGAAGTTTTCGTTTATCTTAGTCCTTGCCGAAAGACCGGGTTCTAAATTATTTACTGTTTGCTGTGCCATATTAGTCTATCCAATTTGCTGTGTCATCCCAAATACCATTGTCATTCCAAAATCCTGTTGCTAAAATCCAATTAGTTCCCTCGCCAACCACGCTCAACAAGTAGTACCAATTAGTAACTGTCTGCCCCGGATTATCAACCCTTGCAACAATGATAGTACCCTTCGGAATTATACCACCGTCAGGCATTCGAAGTGTCGTAGAGTCAGCCGTATTCAAATATTGATACCCCTTTAAAACCGTTCCCGGCGGAAAGGTATTTGTTGAAGCGTCCCAATCTCCCTTGACTATCCAAGCTCCAGTATTAGAAACGGTTGGCACCTCAATAACGCTACCATTATTTTGAAGTGTAACGTTGATAGTTTCATCTTGTATGTTTACAAAAATGTCCTGCTCTAATATGGTGACGTTTAAACTCATTGCGGGCTGTCATAAGTAAAATAAGCTAATCCAGAAAGATAAGGCGCGTCTAAATCAGTTCTTCTCAGCTCCCATACATATTCACCCTCCTCGATGTTTGTATTTGAAGCTGAGAGAGCTACGCGTAATTCATTTGTTGAATAGATCGGAATGGTAATCCCGTTTCCGAGTGTAAGGTTAAAAGTTTTTTTTCTATCTCCTTTGTTCTTCTTAACAAAGAATGCAAATGTTTTGCCGCTTATATCCTCATCAAAATATAAACCACTAGCAGCGCTATATCTACGAAAAACAAAGTTTAACACCCTTGCAGAATTTATCTGAAAGGTTATGTTTAAATTCCCCGTACCAGTGCCCAAAGATTCCATTTATTCGTTTCCGATTACGGATTTTGTTATGCTTATTACTCTGTCTTTTTGACTGTCGCGCTCAATTCCTGAAATGCCAAATCCAAATGTTTCGTTACAGGTATCTTTCCATAAAGGAAAGTTTGTGGATAGGATCGTTTGCTGAAGCCTAAGGTGATTTATCATCTTGTTTTTATACCTACTTACTTGAGCCTTTACATTTTTCTCTTTACCAAATATGGTAATATCTGTTAGTAGGTCGCTGTTATCATCTTTAAATGATCTCTCACCGGTTGGGGTAGATTCGCTTTGCGAAAATCCAAGATGATAGTGATACGTTGCCCATGCTAAAAAGTCTTTGATATAGTCCTCGTATAATATCTCATTAGCAGAATCGAAAGTACCGCCACTAGCTTCATATTGCGTTTCAATTTCCTCATAAAATTCTCCACCCAAAATATCCCTTAAATCTTCTTGCGCTAATTTCAATACCATCTTAAACTTCTTTTCGTCTATGTTCAAAGACAAAAAACAGGCCTCGTTTAAATATGCCAATGGTATTAACTGCTTCATTCTAGTGTTGGGTTAAGCCATGCCGATTGCTGTTCCTCATTCAATCCATAACCTGATAAAAGCTGTTTAGCTTGCTCAATAGTAAGCGCGCCAGCGTTGAATTTTCTAACGATAGAAAGTATCCGGTTGATCTCCGCCACCTTCATAGATTTTAAATTCTCATCTACGCTCGGAGCAATAGGTGCCGATATTACATTTCCTTTCTCATCTGTTGTTGCTGGAGCCGTGTTTTGCTCGGCAGCAGGAGGCCTGTTAATTACTATGTTTGGTTCGTTGCGCTGAATAAAGTCGATCTTCTCAGCCTCGTTCATAAACTCCCAGAACTTGTCATCCACCGTAACCGATGTTTTAACAGGCGAATAGTTTTTAATCTCAACCCTTGCCTTGGTGCTTTTTACTAGGTTAGGAATCAAAATATTATTGTAGAAGTTCTCCAAAACATTTCTTTTAGGTTTTGTATTAGAAACCATTAGCTGGATAGCCTTATCGATTGAGTCCTGCCCAGAAAGCGGAGAAACTTCATCCGGAAGATTGGCAAGTATACCCGGGACTTCGGTTGCAATAGTAATCATTCGGATAGTCTCGCGAAGCGTGCCTGAGACAAAATCAAAATTAGTATTAGTCGGAAACGCTTGAATGTTTACACTTTGATCTTTGTTCATTGACCAGGTAACAAGAGCCTTAGCCGCTTTTTGAACGCCCGAAAAATTGGACGCCATCATCTCGCCAAATACCTCGCCTTCTGTTTTGGTTGGCTCCTTGCGTATAACCCCATCATCTCCGCGTACTTCACGCATAGAGTCAGGATGTTTTGACATCTTATTAGGGTCGCCAATAACATTCATCAGCACGCTAGAAAAGAAACCGTTATCCAGCATCGTATCGATGTAGGTCGCTAACTTGGCATCTGAATAAATCCATTTTGATCCGCTCCAAAACTTAGGAACAGGATAATGTTTGTATAGCGTTCTTTTTGTCGCGTGCCAATAAACTTGACCGTTAAACTTTGTGCCTTGCTTTTTAATTTGATCGCTCAAAGCCTCCGCATCCCAAATAGAATAATCCTGCGTAAAAGCTTTTTTATACTCGCTACTTCCCCAGTAAGGATTGTACTTTATGCCTGTTATTTTGTTTGTTTCTGCCTGAGCCGCAAAACGGATTGCGGCCGTGTTCATGCAGTATGAATTTGTGATCTTCCCCTCAGAATTAAACTTGAAGTTTACCGAAAATCCATCGAGCGAAGCAAAGTATTGAACTAGTTGGCAATGTAAATCCCAAAGCGTTTCACCGTCTTTGTTTATCACCATTGTCATTAATCCCTCATCCTTAAACGCCTCGCCCCTTGTAAACTGTTCTATTCGGGCAATACATGATGAAGTAGTAGGGCTTTTAGCGATCGCATCCAAGATGTTCATCGGAAGCGCGTCATCATTTCCCCAGATAAGGGTTCCTGAATCGTTGCGTATTTGATTACGCGTGGTTAGTTCTGTTTGTAGAGCCTCAGGTTTTTTTGTAATATCAAAAGCCTGTGGATAGGGTGAGACGTATTCGATAGGCTTTATTGGTCTGCCTACGGGGCGTTTTTCACCGCCTCTTGTCTCGTAAAATAATTTACCGTCATTATTCACTTGACAAAAATAAGGTGATTAACCCGTATTTAATAGGTAAGAATCTTTACCACTTTCCTTCCGGACAATCTTCATCAATCGATCTGGTTTTTGCGTGCAATGGGCAGCCGCATTTTTTGCAAAGCATGAACTTATTATGTGGGCATTTGTTGCAAGCTCTCAACCGTTTCCGTGACCATTCCGGAGTTTGCCAGCTAATCAGAGTAAACCAGCCTCGGATAATGTTACGCACCTTTCTGTAAATTCTTTCCATTGCTGTCTTTTGCTTTGTTCATTCTCAGTATAATGATGGCCTAAATTGTATCTTTTATTGATTTCTGAGAGCCTTTCTTTGTATTGCTTATGTCTGGCTATCAATCTTTCAACACCTCCCACATCGCGGTAATGGAGCAAAGTTAAGCGAGTATCAGAGTAAATCACATTACCCATAGGCCGTGCTACATGGCATCCGTAGTTATACCTGATGTCGGTTATCTGCTTTGGGTTGAATATGCAAAGTTTTGAATAGTTCTCGTTAGGCTCACCGGTTTGAATGTCTAGCCAGCTATTTACTGGCATTTCATCTGAGTGAATATTAAACCCATGAGTCTTGAAAATGGTGCCGGTAGTTGTCAATAGAACATCTTTTAAATTAGGATGGTAAAGAATCTCATCATCATCAACAATTATAACCCAATCAGCCTTTGAACCCTTCCACGCGTGGTTTTTTGCATCTAAGTACGCCTGATCGTCAAGCTCACCTTGCTTGCCAAATACCCGTACTTCAGCGCCTAAACTTTCGGCTATTTCGCGGGTTCGATCCGTTGACCAGTTGTCGTAAATAATTACACTGCCTAATTCTAAATAATGTTTTATGGTGAGGTGTATGGTGTCCTCTCGGTTCCAAGTAACGATGTAGGTTTCTACTTTCATTTGATATAAAGAGCGTCTCCCCATCCAGTATTACCACACCACTTTGTTTCCACTCGCTTAAATCCGTAGTGACTTAGGTACTCGTCAATCTCACCGACCAAAGCGCAACCTTTGTAAAGTTCTTCTTTGTTTACTTCTGTGTAGATGTACTTAAAATGATGTAAGTGGATGCCTAGCCCTTTCAATGCCTTTAATTCAGCTCCCTGCAAATCAAGGTTAAGAAAATCCAAATCACTGTTAAAAACATCGTAAACATTTTCAAAAAAGAAATCAAGCCTCTGTGGAATCAATTTAATTGTATTGGTATAGTTCACTTCTGGGTGAGCTATCAAATGAGTGCCTAATTCAAGTATAGAACTAGATTGACTACCATTATTTGAGATGTGGAAGTCAATAGCCTCTTGCTGATCATCATCGGTAATACAAGCCTGTATAGCTTCTGCCTCTGGATTGTTTGCTATGTTGCGTTTTAACTTTTCGTAAATCTCTGGGTTGGCCTCAATCCAAATCTGTCTTTTAATGCCAAGTTCCAAGTAAACTGGTGCCTCTTCTCCTACATTTGCGCCAACGTGTAAAACTCCTTTCGGATTGATACCGTACTTTGGAAATAGTGCCCTGAAATCTATTAGCATAGTTTTATTGGTTTATGAAGTACGCGCCCGCGTCCTCTGGTTTGTTTTCTGGTAGCAACTCAATCTTGTATTTTCCATTGCAGAACTCCTCAACGGCTTGCTTCACTCCGTAGGCCCTGTTCTCATAGTCATGGAAGGCCACTATTCCACCCTTTTTAACCTTGCCAATCCATGCGTTTATATCCGCCTTTACACATTGATAGGTGTGACAGCAGTCGATATAAAGCAAATCTAGGCTGTTATCCGGCACGCTTGCGGCCATGTCCCAGCTAATTCCGCGCAAAACTACCACCTTTTCAATATCAAAGTTTAGCCGAAGCATGGCATCCGAATAGTTTTTGTTGTGCCATTCCTGCGGATTGTTGCCGTCCCCAGATTGATTTGGAATGGTTCCCCAATTGTCTACGACATACAACTTCTTGGTTACTGGCCATGCCAGCATATCGGAAGCAAAATATCCCTCTGCGGTACCGATCTCGGCAATCACAGAGTTGGGAGGAAGTAGTTTGTAAAGTTCTGCGCGGTGTTTTATCATAGTTTTTTCGGTAGCGGTGCAAGCAAATCCCTTTCCGGATATATGCTGACATGAGCAAATTGAAATATCGCAAGGGTATGTTCTGTAAACTATATCCATTTAAAGGTTTCTGGGTTAAAGTCCTCCATTCGTTTCTGAAATACATAAGGGCCGTTATTAAGTTGACCACTCCATACCGTCATTCCTGTTCCTATGTCGCTCATGTTGTCCATTTGCATAACGCAACCAGGGACAAATGAAAAACATTTTAACTGCGGCTGCAGCTTAATGAACAGCCAATCAATGCCTATTGAGGTGTGTAAATGCTCGTCAAACAGTTTAAAAATCTTGTCCATCGAATTGTAATTGACGATGTAAGCAAAGGTTACATAAGCCCCGTAAGTCCTGATTATTCTCGGATCGTCCGTAGGTTCGCAGTCCTTTCCAAGTTGCGCGCTGCAATCTGGAGGCATTCCAGAAACTCCTATACGATGCCAGTAAGGAGGATTAGTGTGGAAGGAGGCACCAAGCCAAATAACATCCCATTCGTGGGTCTTTGTCCAGTTATCAATGTACTCAAGGCGTTTTTGAAAGTCATCACAAAATATTACATCGTCCTCTAAAACTAGCGCGTGTGATTGGATGTATTGCGCTGTCTTCATTATTTCTACTTGTCCCTCATGGCAAGCTATCGCGCCAGGTGTGCGGTTCAACATCACTCTATACTTTGGATCGTCTAGGTTATATTCTTGTGGCTTTTTGCCTCGGTGTCTGACAGCTTTTAATCCAACTTTTGACAGTTGCGCTTCCATGTGGGTTAGTCGATCGGTGCGGTGGTTCATGTTTAAAAACCCCGCGTATAAGTTTTCTACCATATTCTACGGATTAAAACCTGATACCCTTTTAAAATCAAACTGTAACGCCCTTGCCTGTCGGATAGAAACCGATCAATCCCGCGCTTTGTTTCTTCGCTTTGGCCGTAGTCATCGAACAGCATGTAGCCGCCCCCGCCTTGGTTTTGAGTTAGCAGCCTTTCAAAGTACAAAATAGCATCCTGATAAACGCCTTCCTCGGTATGGTCACCGTCAACGTAGATAAGCCCAAATGATAAGTCCTTCAGTTGATTGTAGGCATCAATGCTTTTCTTTCGGATTAGTTCTACTGGACGGCCGGCCGTATTTCTAATAAATCGATCGTACTGACCTTTAAACATTTCGTTATCCTTATGCCCAGGTAAATACTCATCCGTGAGAGGGTCAACGCAAACAATCCGGCCACCTTCCACTAAAAGGTTATCGCAGATATAATTTGTCGTTAACCCTTCAAAGCACCCAATCTCCAAAGCCGTTTGAACCCTTATCCCTTTGGTATTCTTTTTAAATTCGCTGTTCCAATCTTGGGTGTATTCTGCCATAATGTAAAAGTTTTCTGCTTGTTGGTTTGTGTATGGTTCAAAATCTTCCCCGTTGAAATGGTAAAGCGAGTAACCGTATTTTGTAACTAAATCAATCACGTCCTGAAATGATCGGCCGGCAAGTGTGTAGTGTGTGGAGTATTCTATCTGAATAAACTTGATTTTCTTTTTTGATAGTAGCCACTCAGAACCCAGTAATACGTCAAAGTCGGCACCCTCAACATCAATCTTTAGAATGTCAATGTTTTCTTGCCCATCAAAATAATAGGCAAAATACTCATCGAGTTTGATAGATTTAACCTTGCCTTTCTTCATTGGCAAGCCTTCATCTTCCCAAAACTTGTTATAGTAGATACTTGAAAGGCCGTTGTTATTGTTTGTGAAGTAGAAGAAATCTAATTCTGATTCTTTGCTGAATACCGCGTTTTGGTTGTAGTGAACATTTTTTAATGTGTCAAACCTAACCATTGAGTAATGCAGAAGTATTTCGTTGGGCTCAAATAAATGAATATCTTTCACATTAGGCGCTAAGATACTAGCCCAGTCCCCTTTATTACTGCCAACATCGAACACAATAGGATCAGCCCCGCAACGCTCACGAAGGGCTAAAACTGCTTTTACTTCGGTTTCAGAAATGCCTGTCATTTTTTCAATTTATCTTCAATTCCTTCCGAATCAATCTCAGCCACAAACTCGCCTATTACTTTCTCGTTGCGCTTGCCCTGCTGATGAAGTTTAGTGTTTGCAATCTCTGTTGTTGAAGCCTCCACCTCACTCATGTATTCCTTTCCGTCCTTGACGTATACGGTCACAAATTTTTTACTCATACTGCGATTTAATCCAGTTGTAGGTTTTTTCTAGCCCTTGCTTCAAGGAATATTTAGGCTTCCATCCAAGCTCCTTTTCAATCAATTCGTTATTTGAATTGCGCCCCATTACACCGATGGCGTTTGAATGCACGTTTTTGATCTTGATGTGTTTCCCACTTAAAGTAATTGCCATCTGAGCAAGTTGGTTAATGGTCACCATTTCCTCGCTGCCGATGTTTATAGGCTCTTTAAATTCGGACTGCATAAGTAATAGAACCGCGTCAATGCAATCGTCTATGTAAAGGAATGAACGCGTTTGGTGGCCCGTTCCCCAGACTTCAATATTAACTTCGCCACTATTTAATGATTGCCTATAAATTTTACCTGAAAGAACATCATCCACGAATTCCATAGTTTCAATCACCTTTCTACACATAGCTGCGGGTGCCTTTTCCCTACCTCCCTTATACGTTCCTTCCGGCCCGTAAATGTTATGAAAGCGAGCGATGCGCACATCTAAACCGTAGTTTCTGGCATACGCTAAAAATAACCGCTCGCTAAAAAGTTTCTCCCATCCGTACTCAGAATCTGGATTGCCCGGGTAAGCGTCCCTTTCTTTTAGTCCTGTATTCTGGTAATCGTTCTGCAATTCCTGCGGATACATGCAAGCCGATGAGGAATAAAACAACTTGCTTTTTTTATCAATATAATGGCAAACGTTCAAGTTAATCAACGCTGAATTGTGCATGATGTCGGCATCATGTTCGCCAGTGAAAACAAAGCCAGCCCCGCCCATGTCTGCCGCTAGTTGGTAGACTTCATCAAATGGTTTTTCTTCTGAGTATGGATGCTTTAAGTACTGAAATGGCATTATCCAATCGTGATTATATTCCAATTTCATAACCGCCTTAACGTTTTCTGGTTTGCGTAAGTCGTAGATAAGTATTTCGTCCGCTTGACTTGGTGAATATTCTGGATGCTTCAAATCTACACCGCGCACCCAATAACCTTCCGACTTTAAACGGTTGACAAGATGTGACCCTATAAATCCGCCAGCGCCTAGTACCAATGCTGTTTTCATTTCAAGTTTTTTAGTTTATCAATAATCGAATCATGGAAGCCTTGTGGCGTTCTTCTCACATTGTTTTGATAGTGACTGCCAGCGTGTACGCGATGTTCATAAGTTAAGTCAGGCACAACAAAGATACTATTTCCTCCATTCAGCCAATTGTAATTTTGATAAAGGCTGTCGCTCGTTACGGGGTCTACCGATCCGTCCCACACCCGCAAATACTCCTCACGATTCACAAAGTAGTTCATTGCATTGAGCATGGTTGAACAACTGCCAACGTTTAAAAGTGAGGCTACATTTTCCTTTGAGATCGTCTTTCCTGATAACTCAGTAAAGTTAAAATGAGGTTTTGCCCAGCATGGAGCTAGAGCAATGTAAGGTTCCCACGCCTCTTTGAGTGAAAAAATCTTGTCAATAAAACTCACCGTGAAAATATTATCACTATCCAAAAGCAAAACATATTCATTTGTGGCTCGTTTTACCGCCTGTCTTTTGTTGCGATAGCAGTCAAGATTTTCCGTGTTGCGAAATATCTGCACCTTTTCATGGTCTTTGTATTTCTCGCATACCTCATTAAATAATTTCTCAATGCTGTGATCGTCTGAAATTACTATTTCATCAATGCGATCATCATTTAAAAATGGCGCTATTGATTCAAAAAGTAAATCGGTACGGTTGTAGTTGGTTAGGCAGACTGAAATCATCTTGTGTGTATTTGTATCCAGTTAGAGGGAAGTAAATCTACAACGGGTTTCTTAACCCCAGCGGTTGGGCCAAACCATGTTTGAGCTGATGGGGTAATAACGATCTTATTCGGATTATGTCCAAGGTAGGCGCCCCACCAACTAAATGTACTGTTTGCGATAATGTGGTGACCGCATGAAGCCATAAGCGCAAGGTCTTGAATTTCGGTGCGGCCTTCGGAGAATAAAAAAACTTCTGATTCGTGGTTTATTAATGTCTGCTTGCACCATTCAATATCATCAGAAAAAACAATAAATTTTTCAGCGCCTATATTAATCCGTAATTGCAGTATTGCCTTTTTTAAATACTCAGCATCAATAGGCGGGAAACTCCCCGAGTGTTGTACATAATCACCGCGCCTGACGTGGATGCTCACATAGTCCTCATAACCTTCAATATGGGGCAAGGCAAACACTTTCTTTATCTCTTCATCCTGCCCTTCAAAGTATTTGTACGATTGAAAGAATCCAATTAATGAAACGTTACCGCCAAGGTTAGGAATAGGATGGTAATCAAAATGGCATTCATTTTTATGAACTCCGTGTACTTGGCAAAACTCGTTTGGGTGTTCGTGGTATCTTACTCCAGATAGTTCGTGCTTTGGAAGATTTGGAAAGGATTCATGGATACATGAATAAGGTTCACCTACACCGCGCCCGTAATCAGCAGACCATTGATAACCGTATTTTCTAGCGTATCCGATAGCTGCAGCGATCTGAAACATATTGTTACCCAACCTTCCAATGTGTCTAGCTACTATCATAAGTTCATTTCCTTTTTTAGTTTTTTTATAGCGGCCTCGGCCTGATTTAAATCCAGTATCGCCTGTTTACTGTCTACCAATATTTTGATCTTTACCTCCTTTACTTCAGCAGGCGTTAGCATTTTATTGACTCCGTAGCCTATCAAAAATCCACCTAACATTAAAAAAAATTCCGTCATAACTTGGTTACGTTTAAGTTCTTGCCTTCAATGTAGATGCTAAAAAGTCGCTCTAAAATAAACGGAAGTATAGGCCAGTCAGTGCGGCCTAAAAGCTTTTGAACCCGCGCAATCTCTTCCTGATCGCGTTTCTTTTGAAGATAGCCTGAGTCGGCAAAGAATACCGGATTATCGCCCATGAACTCAATACAAGGTATCAGAAAATTATTAACGTAATCCTTATAGATTTCGGCCTTGGTAATAAAATGATTCTCGTATATAGCGTGTGTAAGTTCTTTTGAGGTCCCTATAAATGGCTTTAAAGCATCGAAGGCATCCGTCCACGCCTTACCATGCCAGTTAGCCGCCATGGATAAAACTTGATGCTGTGGGCTTCTAGGGGTGAGTATGGCCACATCAAATGGCATAGCGGCCTGAATCTTGTCCATCGTTAGCTGATCGCTGCCAAACCCTCCGAGATAGTGGATTGAATCGCCTCGCTTCTTTTTAAGGCGCCATGAACAAACAGAAATGTAATCAGCCTCGCATGTAGGCACGATGCCCGCTATAATAGCATTCTCAAAGTAAGGTGTTAAACCGGCTGAATAGTAATGCTTAGCAAAGTCGTAAAGAAACTCTTTATGTGATTGGTTGTAGTAAATTTGGATGAAGTCTATTGTAGCAGCCATGTTTTTACTTTATCCACACATTTAGAGCAACCGTGCTCTAGGTTCTCGTGTCCTGCCATTCTGATAAGATGAAACGCCCTTTTCCATGCGTGGCTCTCTGAATTGTAGCGGTGAATCTCACCATTGGATTTCATGTACTCTACAAGTTCAGCTTTATTTAAATCGCTTATTTTACTCATATTTTATCAAAAGCCCCCGATATAAATCAAGGGGCTTCTCCAAGGCTTGCACTAAAGTGCATGTAAAGGTCAAAATATTTCCCGAAAAGGCAAACAAAAAGCCGAGAAAAATTTCCTCGGCTTTTAAAACCTAAAACCTAACCCCGCTTATCTTATCAAGCTGTCCAAATAGGCAATATTTGCCGCAAATGTTCCGCCAGTGCTAAAACGCAATGGCAATACCTTTTCATTGGAAGTGAAGTTCAGTGTGTCGCTTGTGTCCTCTCCTGCCTTTTGTCCGGTGGTTCCTATCGGCCCAGCTACCGCGCTAAATCCGTTTACCGGTGCGTAGATGAATATTGACTCATTCACATCGGCTGAGATGATAAACATATCCTGAGCTTGTGCAAGTCGCTGTAATTCTACATCGTCCTGCGTGCTAAGAGCCATTAGTTTTACCATTGCCTTATGTAGGAATGATATACTACCGCCTTCAGCTACCGCCAATTCATGGTCAAATTTGTGAGCGTATTTCTGACCCTCAAACTTTATTAACCCATTGTAAGGAACAAATTGAATTGAAGGGATTGGGCCTGTTTGAGCTGTCGAAAATCTAACACTCAAATCAGAAACATAACCTACATAAAAGTCCTTGCTTACACCGGACGCTTGCAGCAAGTCTGCGCATACGTTGTTAATACCTGTTACTACTTTACAGTTTGCCATATACTAAAGGTTTAGTATGCAATGGACTGGAGATCACAATGCAAATAGTTGTATCCAAATTTCATGTCTGACTCGTAATAGAACGTACGATCTTTTCTTTCGTACCATCCATCTATACGGTTCAAGTCTTTGCCCTGCTCAACACCAAGAATATGGTTTTCCTTTACTGTCAAAAGGATTAAGTGGCGAGTGGTTGCAAACAAAGGGTTGCTTGAATCTTGCAAGCTAACATCCCAGAAACGTACAGGGATTACTGGGATACCTTTGTAGTTCACACCTCCACCGACTGTCAGGTTCAAAGAACCATTAACACCGTCAATAGTATTCTGAAACTGATTGGCAGATACGTTACCAGTACCAATCAAAGAGTTCACGTAGTTATCGTAAACCGATCCGGTTACGTAGAACTTAGTCTTGCCAATCATCTGCTTTAACAGTGGATTAGAAGCTGCATACACTGTCTCAAGGGCTGTCAATGCCGCGCCTGCCGCAAGCGTTCCCGTTCCAAAAGCTGAACCACCACGAACTACGCAGTAGTTTGAACCGCCTGAAGAATCAATTAAGCGATCCCATAAGCCGTCAATTTGGTTGTAGTTTGTTGATGAGCTGTTACCGGCAGCGAAAGAAACTCTTTGGAATACATCTCTACGAAGAGCGTCAGAAAGAATCTGATCGATTACGGCTGAGATAGGCGTTCCGGTAGGATCAAAAGAATCAATGCCAGACTTTAACCACTCTTGTGCAAGGTGGTTATAAACACCTGTCAACTGATCGGTGAAATCATCTTTACACCAAGATTCAGCCATTTGAAACTCTTTTGTCTCAACAACTGCACTGGTAATATTTTGAGTGTTGTTGTTGAAAATTCTTGTGCAACCTCCATAAGGTTTTAACAAGTTGGAAAGCTGAGTAACCAAGTTATAACGCTTACGGAAAGAAATGCCTTGATCGATTGTGAAAAGATCACTCAACGCAGGGGTTTCCAAGGTTGGTTTGTAGAAGATTTCCGTTGTCAGAATACCCGGATAGGTATAGTTAAACGAAGTCTCCAAAACAGCTGCTTGCGGGCCGCTTTTTTCTACCTTGTTCTTGGTATTATACTGAGACAGCCAAGGCATGTATTCGCCTAAGAAATCTACTGTTTGTTTTGCGGCTGCCGCTGTGGGGCCTTGTCCCACAGGTTGGGGTGAGCCTAACCCTTCGATTGGTCTTTCTTGGTTTCCCACGGTTGTATTTTTTAAAATGGTTACTTGTTCATTTAGCGCTTTTGCGGTTGTTTTTACTTCCTCGATTACCTTAGCCTGTTCGGCTACGGTTGCCACCGCTGGTTTTAAAGCCTCAAGCTGGGCTTTCAACGCCTCGTTTTGCTTGGCAAGCGCATCCATAGCGGTTTGAACAGCGCTTACCTTTCCCCCCATAACAGTGATTACATCACCATCTTGGCAAGGGTAATCTCCGTCTGGAGCCGGTGCGCCATTGATTGTGGCTGGTGCGCCAACCAATGAATCCTCATTTGGCGCGTCAATAGATAATATCGTGCCGTCTTGCAAAGGCGCGTCTATCATAGACTTTGCTGGAGTTGGCGCGGGCATTGGTGGTGGCTCTGTTGGCGCGGTTACCTTTGGAGGCCCTGTTACGGCTGATGGCTGCAATAATTTGTTAAGGCCAGATTCTAATGTTTGGATTCCAGCTTCAATTTTTCCAAGGAGTGTTTTTTCTTCCATATTTTTTCCGAGCGCAACCGCTCTTAGGTGAGTTGATAATTTATCTGCAAACCCCATTCTAACCGCCTCCTCAGCTGTCATATTGGTGGTTTGTTTCATCATTAGCTTGATTTGCTCGAGCTGTATGCCTGTGCGCTGTGCGTAGATTTGCGCCATCTCTTCCTCAATCATGGAAAGCTCGGTAGCTCCCTGCTTGAAATCTTCTGCTGTTCCTTTTACACCCATTGAAGGGTTGTGGATCATGTAGCGGGAAGGGTTGGCAATTTCAATACATCCCTTATCCGCTGCCATTGAAATGATAGTAGCCATGCTTTGGGCTTCTCCTTCTATAACGGCACGAACTCTTTTTATTTGGCCTGATTGTGTGGCCGCTTTGCGGATGGCGTGAAATATCTTGTAGCCATCATAAACAGAACCGCCAGGAGATGAAATGTGTAGACAGAAAGAGTCAGCGTTTTGATTCCGCGCAAGCGTATCTTTTATGTCTTGTGTGGTCTGGGATGTGATTTCTCCCTCAATGAATATTTGCGCCTCATTCATGCATGTAAAATTAATTACGATGCAAATCGCGCAAAAGGCTAAAATTATTACCTAAATGCAGTACTTACACTTATGCTCTTTTATGTAGCGGATTGTGCGCGGCTCCTTTACGTCCTTCTCTTCGGCTACCTGAGATTGTGTTTTTTTCTTGGCAAGTTCCATGCATACGTCATAATGGAAGATAGATTTTTTATGTAAGAATCCATCCTTTACCATTTGGATGATTTGATCTCTTGTGAATTGTAATATCATGCGGCTGTCATTTCTTCTTTATATTTTACCCTGTTCTGGAAATCTGAAAACTCTTTGTAGGAAAGATAAACCGTAGGCGGCTGGCTTTGAGCGCCAGATGATGAAGCAACGCTGTTAGCCATAATAGTTCCGTCCATGTATGACTGAAAATGCTCTTTGCCGTACTGAGATACAACGCTGGCAGGCATAACAAATTCTTTACCGTGAGTTACTCCGGCAATCTGATTTGTGTCCATGTCGCCGGTGTATCCGCCCTGCTTAAAGCCTTGAATCTGGGCAACGTTAGCCAAACCGCTTGCGATTGTTGTGGCCGCCGCTACAAGGTTATAAGGGAATGGTAATTTTAATTGAGCGGATGCGCCCGCGTAGGTATCGACCAGCGCCTGAACGGTGGCCAGTGCCTTACCCTCTTGCGTTTGTTTGCCAAGTATTTTTGAGAACTGAGCCGCTGAATTTGATACGATGCCTAGTTTTTGCTGTTCGCCAAAGCTCTTTAAAAACACCTCCTGTTCAATCTGTTTTTTTACACGATCCAAGGCGGCAAGGTTTCTTTTGGTGTCAGCTTCCGTTTCGATTATACCCTCTTGCTCGTATTGCTCAGTAAGCGATTCTTGACTCGCTATCATCCTATCAACCAAAGCCTGATTCTCCGCGTCCGTTTCCTCTAATAACTTCTGCCTTCTTCTAATAATAGCATTGTCCGAGTTTTCGTTTGCCCAAACTGTAAACTCATCGAGCAGTTGCTTTTGCCTATTAACTTCTTGCCTGAGCAATGAAATCCTAAACTCAGAATCAGCTAATTCTCGTTCGCGGGCAACCTCTGATCTTTTTTTAGCCTCTTCCTCTTGTTTGGCAAAGGCAGCATCTTGTTGGTTTTGTATCTTTTCTTGCAGCGCTAATGTGGCGGTTGACGCGTTTACTCGTGCCGCATACGCCTCTGCCACTGCTTTTTTTTCTTTTCCTTCTAGCTTTTCAGACGCAATTAATCTCTGAGTGTAAGCATCGATAGTCTCATCTTGTGCGCGCCTTAAATCGCGCTCGTTGCCAATCTGCTCAATAGTGGCCGCGCTCTTGCGATTCTCAAAATTTACTTTTTGCTCGGTAGATTTCCTTTCAAGTTCTTCAGCTTCTTTTAATAACTTAATCCTTTCAGCCTCGGATAAATTGCGGTTTTTAGACTGGATAATTAAGGCTTTGATTTGCGCCTCTGTTCCGGCTGTTGCCGCAATCAGCTTTGCTTCCTCATCTTCCAATTCTCGAAATTCCTTGCGCAATCTTTGGGCTTCTTTTTGAGCCGCACTAAACCCGTCAGCTAATGAGTTTGCGCCAGCAGCAGCTTCCGCAAAGTTGCCCACCAAAACATTACCAATTACACTTGCAATGGCCGCAAGATTATCCACAAGAAACCGCGCTCCTTCGGTTATACTACCTATAATGTCATCAAAGAAATCTAATGCGGGTTCGCTTCTTTTGAGTGCGGCCGTAACCAATGCAAGCACCGCAGCAACCGCGGCAAGAATTGCCCCTATTGGAGTAGCTATAAATGTGAGGGCTTGCTTGGTCATTCCCATTATACCCTGCGCTGCACTGGCTGCGCCACCGGTCATTTTATCTAAAAAAGGAACCGCCTCTCTTATTGAGTTGGTATAGTTACCAACATTCATTTTTTGCTTTTCTAAAGCAGATGAATTAGCTTTAATGATTTCGGTATTCCTGTTTAACTGGTTATTAATTTCTTTAACCCTTGACTGCCCTTCCTCGGTCTGCAAATCAAGTTTCTTGCGCTCCTCACGAAGTTCTTTATTTGCCTTGGTGAGACTTTCGATGCTTACGATGGCATCTTTATTGTCTACCTGAAAGTCAATTATTATAGTTTCTTTTTCCATATCATATCCCTTTTGATCTCCTGCCTCATAATCTTATTGTCAATAAAGTATTGAACATATCTATATCCAATCACTATTATTCTTCCGCTTTCCGTCTTTATAATTCTGTCGTATCCTGCCTTATCACTTTTTATAATTGCCTCGGTGATATAATTACCGTCATTCCAATAAGTTATTTTATCATCATTTATCTGAAGTGATCCAGCGCAAAGATGCCCAGAAAAGTAAAACGATAGATAAATAATTATCATAACATGTATAAGTTTACGTCTACAGGGGTATTGCTATCTTTATAATTGGTTATCGATGCCACATAAAACAACCCCGTCAAATCATCCGTCTTTAAATAGATGAATCGATCAAAGTTAAAAGTGTAAAACACGGACTGAGGCAAAATCATCTTAGCCTCAATCAACGGATTATTAAAAGCCCTCCGCATTACCCCGTGATAATTTTCAGCTATTGAGATATTTCTGCTATTGACCGAGTCAATAGATAAACTTTGTTTGATATTGTCGATCGGTTTACTAGCCACCGGCACTTTATCGAAGAACGCAATACATCCCGTTGTACTGTTTACGGCTGTGGCAAGCCCTGCGCCTGATACATAATTGTAACTTGTCTCCGTTCCTGAGTCCGATAGATTATAACCGGGCAAAGCAAACAATAATCTATTGCTGCCTTTTACGGTTGAGTAGTCTAGCTTTATAATCGTCCCCGAATCATTGTTCTTGTAGATAACACCATGAACTTCTATGTATGCCGCATTAGCAACCGATACTATTCCAGCCCCATTATAAATAGATGATTTCATAGAAACCAAATCTCCTATTTTAAATGAATTTGATCCATTAAATCTTGCAACACCTGCGTTATTGGTAACCGTTGTCACGGTCATTGTTATCTTATCGTCCTGCTTTATGTCGTAGAAATTAATATACGGTAGATAAATGCCATTGATAGAGGAAATGTCATCAGCTGGGGCAAAAGGTATTTTGTAAACTTCTCTATCTTGAACTTTTTGGTAATCAGTTTCTATATTTCCTCCCCCAAACATTACCTTGCTCTTGTCATTGTAGGCTAGGAGATCATCTTCTTGTGGCTCCTCTGTTTGGATATAGTTATTCTTAGCTATTCCAGTTTCAAATTTATCTAAATGCGAAACGTAGTAATCGCTCCAATCTTCTTGCGTTGTTATCCTATCAACTATATTTATTGAAATAGTGTTAGCATATTCATCATACGTGCAAACACATCCAAAGTAAAATGCAATGAACTTAACCATATCCAAAGCCGTGATTGATGGCACAATGGATGAAGGAAGAACTGAAGGCACTAAACTAAATCCGGGATATGTGTCTGAAGTCAATATCGCTGGAATTGTTTTTTCTAATTCAAACTGAACATTAGAAGCCTCATCTATTGAATAGCTTGGAAATGTGCCATCACTGGTGAGGTAGATAGAAAGCAAATCCCCCCTTGTAACTGACACGTAAATATACCCGTAATAATTCAAATCTGTTCGGCCTACAGTAAAAGGAATAATGGTAGTTGTTACGCTTCCGGTATCATTAAACACATCTACCTGATAGGCCTGAGCTGTTGAAAAGTAAATATTTACGGTAATCTTTATTACACCACTTACCCCGCAGTTATACTTATAACCTGAAAAACGCTCGTTGTTATTTATGCGTGTAATCTGGTCAAACTCAACGAGCCTACTAGCAATTAAAAAAGGTTGCGTGGTTGATCGCTTTACCCTTACCAATGAATCATAAACTTTTGCTTCTGGCACCTCTATCTCAGGGCTGCTAGGTGTACATAGCAAGGAATTAAAAACTTTATCTTGAAATACATTGCCAGAAAATCCTACTCCCGTGTTTCGGGTTATTTCTTTGAATATTGACTTAATATAAAAGCATGGAAAAAACTCTTGCAGCGCTCGCCCGTTTTCGTTGGATGGCCAGCCGGTTGAAAGTATGTTTGAAGCTATAAACGTATTACTTGCTTTATTTCCTTTTGCATACCAGTCAACTAACGGAAATATAATACCTTCCGTGGCCGCCTTTCTACTTTCGATTTGGTTCATAAACACCTCATAACCCTCATAATCAAAATCTGTAATCTTTGCTGATAATTGATTAAACCAATTGCTATTGCCAGAGATAAAGTAAACCTCCATCTTAGATTCATCAACACGCGAAATAATTATAAACCCGATGGCTATTGAAATCCCCTTATCCAATAACTCGAATCTCTTTCTTGTGGATGAGATGCTGTTTATCTGGTTAGGTGTGTAGTACCCCAGTACGTTACGATTGTATGAATTATTATGTATCTTAAATGAAATAGAAACATCGCCTTTGATTTTAAAGTCAAAGAATGACGCGGCCTGTTTGGTTAAGCCAAACTCACCATTGTAGTCTATTACGTTACCCGTAGATATATCCCTGAACGTCATAGGCTTTGCGCTGGCAGCGTGTCAGTGAATGAGATGTTAAAAGACATATTGAATAGCTTCTCTCTTTGCTTGTAGTAAACAAATGAGTTTTTATCAGCAATAACCGTCCGTCTATCGGTGCGAGATGTTACGATCTGAAGCAATGGGCTTAGCTTAATCCTAAACAAATCATTTACCTGATCGCGTGTAAGGTTCTCGGCTCTTACATTTATTGCCTGTCGTGATGTACGCGATGTTTCAATGTTGATAGAATCGGCACCAGCACCAAACGACAAAGGCCAATTTGAATAAATATTCTTGGTTGTTTGCGTGCTTCCTTCAATATCTACACCGTAGTCCGAATTAGCTTTAAATGCCCAATAATCAAACCCTCCGAGCGAATTTAGCCATGATAGGTTAATGATGTTACTATAACACTCTGAATTAACTGTGATGGTTTTGACCTCGCTTATATCAATCCATGCAGTATAATCATTCCATTGAAGCGTTAAGTCTATACGATCCTCTAAGTAAACGGATTGAGCTACCTCATAGCGATAGATTCCTATTCCGTAATCGTTTATATCATCAAAGAAAAGGTTTACTATCTGTCCGTTTTTATACGCCTCGCGCTTCATTCTAAGCCTAGCCCCTATCTGATTGATAAATGACATATCAAAGAACTGCCCAGCATTAAGAACCGGATAAATTGAAGGGGTTAGAAACTTTAGCTTTGTAGCGCTGTTACCGTACAGGTAATCAGACATAAACCCCTGTGCAATGTTCTTAAAAGGAAGATCAGCATTTACCGCAACCCCGTTAAATGAATCGTTTGTGTACGAGCTGATGTAGTCCAATGTAGTGTATCCGTTAGGCGCGTAGTCATACGCCTCAGCATAAGAGATGTAAAACTGGCAAAACGCGTCCAAGTTGTTTTGAAGCGTTCCTTTTGTGAGATCGTTTTTTAATACCTCGATCTTGCTCTTTATGATTTCGTTAATGTTAGCCGTCACCACTCCGCTAGAATCAGGAATAATCTTCAGCTCTGCCAATAGTGAGTAAGGCTTTACCGTGTTGAAAAAATGCGATGAGGTAAGGCCGGCATAGATTCTTACACGTGCGTGGTAATTATTGGTGTAGTATTGTACCGTGTTAAAAGATGGCGTAACCCCGTAAGCCAGATTGATTGTAAATATATCGTTTGAGTATACACGAATAATCCGGCATTGCGCATAGGTTACCCCATCCGCAAAAAGAACTTGTACATATTCAAGCTCATTTGTGGCAACACCCACCTTTAAATCGCCCGGCAAATCTATCTTACAATACCCGTTGTCATTGGTCGGAGTTATGCCACCAAATACGCTATCCACTGAATTAATCGGCCACAGGTTAGAACTTAGCTTATAAACTATTGGAAGGTGAACAGAAGACCAATTGTGGCCCGCATTGTCAACGCTAGCAAAATAGTTAAAACTTCCTGAGCCTATAAAAGTCTTTACCGTGCTGCCGGCATACTCGCGGATATTGAATGTGTTTGCGGTTAATGGTGTAACATACCAATAACCAATATACTGCCCTGATGAGATGTAGATAGTCGCTCCGGTGATAAGTCCATGACCAGCGCGCGTGATTACGCTTGAATTATTGGTGTACGTGGCTGTATTGCTAGATGTGCTGTTGATGCTGCCAATAGGCCGCTTAACTATTGACAGGCTCATTTCTCATCATGTTTATTACCTTATCCTTAAACTTTTTCTTTTCCTCTTTAAATACCGAATCCTTTAAATCTTCAATGAACTGATCTTTTACGGACTTGTAGACATCTCTTTGACTGCCTGATCTAAACTGCTTATCTCCTTTTGTGTTGATTTTCCACGCTAAAGACTTGGCTGAAAACCACACTCCATTGATGTTGTAGTAAACAACTCCCGACTTAGTTTTCTTTGACGCAAATCCCCGGGCTTGCGCCCACTCATCAAGGCTCAAATCAAAACCACCATAGGATGAAGACTTGCGCGGGCCTCTACCGGTTTCTAAAGTTTCCAGAAATCCTCTTCCTGTTATTATAAGACCTGTTCCTGTTGCCTTATATTTGATCGATGCTACCGTTTTACCAGTTGCTGAAAATGGCAATAGTGCAGCTCTAAATATTGCCACACCTTTCTTACCCCATGTTTCAAACAACTCTAACATACCCTAGTTTTATCGTTTGCCTGTATCGTAAATGTAAGCTCAACACCCGTTAAACAATCCGCATGCTTTTTAATAAACCGTTTTCTGTTAGCTGTTTTGATTTCGTAAGCACCTGAATTATTGCGGTAGTAGTAAATTAGCTTCTGAGCAACATCATCGCAATCATCTACAATATTCTCGTAAACACCTGGTAAAGAGTCCATCTTGTCAATTTTACATACTAGCAACCTAATGGGCCAAGTATCTAAAGGAGACATGTTGTCCTCATATTTTGAATCAACCTGATCAAGAATAGACAATACTCCGGGATATTTGTTGTCTCTTTGTGCGTTCCAATCCTGAAGTTCACCATCCCAGAACTGTAAAACGGGAGTCATAGAATCGACACCCGCCTTAATTATTGCCCTTATCTCGCTGCGTTTCATTTTTTGTCCCTCATTATTTTGGCGTACTCTTCATCGATATGGTTCTTCCAACTAATGTATCTCAGGTTAAATTTAAAGTCCCTTACTGTCCATTCAAGTAATTGATCTCGTGTGAACGGAGTTTGTTTCTCCATGAATAATAACGTTGAGTAAAAACCAAACGATTTAGCCAGTTTTTCATAGCCCGCTTGAATTTGCTCATCCGTATAACCAGTCGGAGGAAGATTGGCTGCGTGGTTCTGTTCAATTCTTCCAACTTCACTAACGTAAAATTTGCCACTGCCAAGACCTCCCCGCATGGCGCTTTTAATAGCTCCTTTGATAACTCTTCAGCTTTCGCAAAGTCGTAAGGTTTAACGCAATAGGTTGCCACAATCAACGGGTAAGACTTCAGAATATCTATTGGGTTATCTTTGTCATACTTAGAAATAATATCCTGAATGTCGGCATATTGGCCAATCGTTTCTATTTCAATGTCTTTTATAGGATAGCCCATGATTGACTTTGGCATGGTTTGCTCTACTTCTTTGCGTAGAAATTTAAGCGAATCCAGCACGACAAAAAGGTTTTTTATCTTTGCTTTTCGCAAGGTTTCTTCCGCAACATCGGTAAACATCGATAGAATTTTGATCTTATCATCTCCACAAGAAGCCAACCCAATAAGCTGCTCGTAGGTCATTTCAGCGTATGATGTGGGGATTTCTTTTTTTACCGTTACTCCGTTAAGGGTGATGTCAAATTTCATGTTAAAATGATTGCATGTATGTTCCTACTGTTCTTGTGGCAAATTCAAAATAAGCCCTCATGATATAATTATCCATATCGTCAGGGCTGTATCCTATGTTGGATACAATTTCTTCTTTCGGCATTAATCCGCGCTTCATGTCTGAATCAATTGACTTTTGTTTTAGTTGCTCCAGTTGCTCAATTATTCTTTGTTGTACATCAACTTCGGCATCTTCATAAAGCCCATTTGAGTTTACAATCTCTGCTAACTTAAACCCGCACTGGCTTTTTAACATGTCAAAGTTATCAATAATTTCTTTACCATCAGCATCATACTCCCCTGTGGGCAATGGTCTGGCATTGGAGACAAATCCAAGGCACCCTAAAATGTCCACTACCCCGCCCCCTACACCGCCTTCATCGACTATGGTATTTGACATAGGGACCGCGTAATCAGTTGCTAATCCCCTAACCAATTCGGCTGATTCTGTTATTTTTAACTTCTTTTTTTCAACCCTTTTAACCACTCTCCAGCCGCGCCATACCTTGGCTATTGTTGAGTCCTTGCCAAGCCGGGCAATGTCCGCAGTTATATAATACTCATCGCCATCAACAAACTGATTAGAAAAGATATTGCATATTTGCTCGTACTCGCAAAGTGTTTTAGGGTCATCATCAAACTCCCAATTACCATTTAAAAGGCGCTCTTTCTCATTTTTTGAAAGTATTCTTTTAAGGTTATCAAGATACCCAGCCGATAGTTTTTTATTATCACCCGGTAAAGCTTGTACGAACTTCTTCCATGCTTCAAGGCTTTTATCCTTGTACTTCTTGTAATAATCTCGGTATAGGTAGTTTTTAGCTGGGTTGCACGTCTGCAGTAACTTGCCCAGTAAATTGTATAGATCGTTTTTCCACCTACCGATAGACGCGGCCAAGTTGTTTTTTGCTTTTACGGCTATCTCACCAGCTTCCTCTATCCATCCGCGCGTCATTTGCATTGACCCAAATCTTTGATATTCTGGGTCTGATGGCATGTATGATGCTTCAATTAGAAATACCTTTGAACCGTTTGAAAGCTCAAAGAAATTATCCTTTCCGTCAAATCGGTATTGATTTTCATTTATTCCCCAATCGGCAAAAACCTCGTAAATTGATGGTATTGTGTATTTTCGGAGGTCGTTAAGTTTCTTTCTGGCAATAAAGTAGTGGGTGCCGGCATAAATAAAAGCGTCCCCAAAAATAAGAGAAACGCCTAAATAGCTTTTGCCTGAGCCTTTTGAGCCGCCATAAACTATATCAAACGTCTCATTGTCAATCCAGTAACTGGCCGCTAATTTCTGTTTGTCATTTCCGTTGGTATCAAACAGTAGCTTCATTTAATCTCCATGCCTGTTATTACGTGGTCATATTTGACTGAGCCTGACTGCTCAACCTCTTGTTTATCCTTCCAGCCAAAGTTTTTAAGGGCGAAAATTGCGCCTGCTGGATTCCTTGAAAATAGCCCTTGTTCGTAGTTTTCCTCAATTCTGGCTAGGGCTTTTTTTATCGGGTAAGAAAATTGTTCCTTTTCCTTGTAATCCTGAAGGCTTTGACGGCTTTCAAAGCCAAGGTGCAAAGCCAATCCGGTCCATGTAGGATTTGATTTTTTGGTTTCAGATTCAGCAAAATAAGCCTCTACGGCTTTTTCAAACTTTTCTGGATCATCCCATATTGGTGGTCTACCTGCTGACATACTACAAAGGTAAAAAAATAAACTTAAAAGTGGCGCGGGGACTAAGAAAAGCATCGCCTCGCCTAGGTTTTTAACGTTTATATTCTTGCCAAGTCATTACGCGAACCAATTTAGCCGCCTCTATTTCTGCCTCCCTGCGGATTTCTTCGGGCAGTTCTGGAAGTGGCGTTTTGCTTTGATAACCGTTTATATGCTCTAAAAGCCGCCATTTTCTTTTGCCTTTTGGCTTTTCTTCCTTATTGTACTTCGAGAAAATAAAATACAATCCGAGTACTCTAAACCCGTAAATCTCGCGCTCGGTTTCGGATATGTTTTTAATGATCTCCATTTTTCTTTGGTACTGGT